AACTCGCCAGTTGCCGGTATCCCTGTATCGGCTTGGGCTCGCTTTTTTGACAAGCAAGAAAGCCTCAACAAGAAAAAGGCTCGTGTTCTGTTGTTACAACTGCGTTCAGTTATTAACTGGTGTATCAGCCGCCAGTTAATCCCATCATGCGAATTACTCAAACTTAGTGTAAAGAATATTGGGAAGAAACCAGATGTGGGGAGTCGCGTACTTACCTATACGGAACTGGCAAAGATCTGGCTGGCACTGGAGAACTCAAAAGTGGTTACTTCCAACAAGCTGTTACATCAATTGCTATTGCTATGGGGGGCCAGGCTTTCTGAGCTACGTCTCGCTACAGCCAGTGAGTTCAACATGGAAGATCTGGTCTGGACAACCCCTAAAGAGCATTCAAAGATGGGTAATATTATCCGGCGTCCGATATTTACTCAGGTTGAGCCTTATATTGAGCGATTGCTTAATGCGGGTTTTGATGTGCTATTCCCCGGGCAGGAAATAGATAAACCTATTGATCGTTCGTCGGCTAATTTGTACATGAAAAAGTTAAGGGAGAAAATTGATATTCCTGAATGGAGAACGCATGATTTTAGGCGTTCTCTGGTAACGAATTTATCTGGGGAAGGAATTATGCCCCACGTCACTGAAAAAATGCTGGGGCATGAACTTGGGGGAGTTATGGCCGTGTATAATAAACACGACTGGTTGTCGGAACAGAAAGATGCGTATGAGTTGTATGCTGATAAAATTTTCTGGCACGCTAAACAGCTCGGTTAATTCCTCCGGCTTTAAGCCATTGTTCAACGGCCTGACGACTATATCGCGCCGGATGAGTAAGTACTGGTTCCGGGAATCCGTGTTTTTTTCGCAAATTATACAAAGCTGTGCGCCTTTTTTGTAACAAATCAGAAACCTCTTTTTCGGTCATTAAGTTGACTTCCATAGTATGCGCTCCTTTTCTACATGTATTTCAACAGCCTGATATCATCCACGCCCTAAAGGACGTGGATTCCCGCTACGTTCACTCTGACAATTCGTTGATCAAGTCACGGTATTTATTCAGTTCTTGCAACGCCTTACATGCACCCTCCCATCGTTTCTGTTTCCGCCCGGCGCGGCGCGCTTCTTTCCGTGATTTACGTAGCAGGTCACCTATAATGTTGTTCTGCACTGGCTGAACTGGTTGAACTGAATCAATATCTGTTTTGCTTCCAACTCCCTCTACTGCCTGCCAGATGCCGTTTTTTACCTTTACGATCCCCTGGTTTTTCAACTTCCACAGCGTATCAATGACGTCATTCAAATCAATATTGAGACCTTTAGAAATGCTGTCGGCTGTTGCTTTTCCTAATTTGTTCAATTCTGTGAGTACGGCGTTCATTTTTTTCTCCTGATATTTTAATGTCGGTGGGTGTTATGCGATTGGTGAGGTGTCAGCTTCTTCTACCAGCTTTTCCAGTTCATCCAGCTTTCGGGAAAGAATTTCACCAAACAGATGAAGTTCTGTATCTGCTGTGATCGGGATCGGAACAAAGCGTATTCCACTTCTGGCAAGTTGATTTGCGATTTCCAGGCACTGCCTTAATTCAACTGGTGATGCCTTTTGTCAACGTCGTTTTTTCGCTCATTGGTTTTCTCCAGAAATTTAACAATACCCGGAACCATCTCAATGGATGGTGTTCCGCATTGGTTACCCCAGACATCAAATCCATGCGAGGTGTGACGGGCGAACAGTTCTATCCGGGGAACATCGCCAAGAAGTTGCACAAGTTTTTCTCGCGCCATATCCGGCTTGCGGGAGTGATCAAGGCGCGGTGCAGTGAATGACTGGATTATTCCGGCGTTAATGCGTTCAGGCAGATTTCCTTTCACTGCAAAAAGGCAGTCTTCGCTGTTAGCGCGAGTGGTGCTACCCATACCCATGACCAGCTTGTCGGTCTGTCTTTTCCCGCATTTGTTCCAGGTTAATCCTTTCATCGTCACCAGACGAAAGCCCCACGCTTCTACAACCTTCAATGCTTCAAGTGGTTGTGTAGGCACCCACCACATAGCCAACAGGCAATTATCGGCTGCCAGTTCCCATACCGGGAGGCGGCAGATATCCAGAAGACTCATGACCGGATATTTAAAACTTGCACCGCGTTGACCATCGGTTGCTTTGTCTCGGAATGTCCAGGGGGGATCTGCGTAAATGAGAGTGTATTTTTTCGTCATAGCGCGTTTTCAAACTCATCAATGTAAAGTGCAACAAGTGCAACGCATCGTCTGAAATCGGCTGCGTCATGTGGAGCACCGAAGCTATGACCATAGATATTCTTTTTCAGTCCACATGCGATTGAGGCAAGAGTTGCGCTACTGATGCCAACATAGTCAGTCGATTGCCATTTCAAAACCTTCATAGCCAAATCTGACATTTCTTGTCTCCAATAAAAAACCGCCATCAGGCGGCTTGGTGTTCTTTCAGTTCTTCAATTCGAATATTGGTTACTTCTGCATGTGCTATCTGCGCCCATATCATCCAGTGGTCATAGCAGTCATTGATATTCTCCGCTTCGATAACTCTGTTGAATGGTTCTCCATTCCATTCACCTGTGAATTTGAATTTCATTAAGTTTCACCTGTAAAAAAAGGAGCCGAAGCTCCTTTGATATTAAAATTCGAATTGTCTCGCCCGAAGGCTTTTTAACATTGGTCTTGCCCGTTCGAAAATGGCGCTTGTCTGGTCAATTCGTGTTGCCTCCCTGAGCAATGCGTCTCTGTTTTTCGTCACCGTGTAGAAAGTCTCAAACGCGATGTCATACAGCTTGCTCGCGTATGATGAGTTCAGTTCCTTCAATATCGGATACAGGCGTTTGCTGATGTCCTGTGCTTTCTCCATCTGTACCTGCATGTAGCAGAGGAGGATGATTTCCTCGTCTGTGAATTGCTGTGCTGGTTGCATGCTGCGAAGTTTCTTTTCGCACTCGATGAAGTATCGGCGTATCTGGCGGCCTTTTTCGTTACGCTCAACCATCGCCAGTTCTTTGGCTGTGTCGAGAGTTAGGTGGTAGTCCTTGCTACGGCGATCACCTCCTCGCCCTTTGGTTTGCCCATTTTGGCAAATCAAAATATAGTCCTGGCTTTCAACGAATCCATATTCAGCAATGCGTTCTTTAACCCAGTGCGCGAACATTCTGCCCACACCAAGAAAAGAGTGTAGATCACGAGCGTTAACTAGAAGAATTGTTTCGTTGTCGATAGTGCCGTTGAATACGGGGATGAGTTGACTGGTCATGATGACCTCCTTTGAAGTTTTAGTTAGCAATCACCAGTTAGTGGCTGGTGATCGGGTGTCAACTAGAGCCTTCAAAGATGCTCCGGGCATATTCCCCTTGCGGGTATTGTATTACGCCTCTCCACCCGACCTTTGTACGGATGTGACTATGCCAAATTGCAGGCATAAAAAAGCCGCAAAGCTATCGGGTGCGGATGACCGCTTTGAAGTTCTAGTGCGGTCAGTATGCGATAGCTCTGGCGGATTTGTCAAATCATGTAGGCCTTATCTTGCTGTAAGCCGCGCCATTCGGGCTTTTCCCCAGATTTGGGGGAAACTATCTGCGAAGTATTCACCTTTAACGGCAAGTTGCAGGTTAGCCACGACCTTCCTCCTTTGGCTTGTGAATTTGTATCGTCATGTCGCTTTGAGTGGTGACTACAATGATAGAACCAGGCTGAAGGCTGTTAAGATTGAATGCTTCGTAAAACGAATCCAAGGCCAGCGCTTTTTTATTCTTTCGGTTCCACCAACGCCATCCCTTGCTACAGGCTACACTGACAATCCACTGTCCACTCCTGTAAGCCATATAAACCAGATGAGCAAAACCTGAAGGAAGGCAATCCAGTCAATAATCGTATATTTCGCGAAGGAGTCCATCAATTAACCTCCTGCTGCGGTTCTGGTAGCGGCATCCAGTGTGTGGCCTGTTCAATACCATTACCATCAATACCATTACCAGGCGCAACCGTTATCTGCCCACGCCGAAAGGTGCTTCCGGTATAGCGTGCGGAGCATATTAGCGGCTCAACCAGATCACTATCGAAATTCACCGAAATAAGCACGTTCTGGCCCTTTTCAGGCATTCGATCACTACAGCTTATCCAGCCATCCGTAGTTACCGGAGAATTGCCAGCCTTGCGCATGGCAATCTCCATGATTTCAACCATATCCCCTGGTGGAATTTTACAATGCTGACCAGTATGCCTCTGCTGTCTGGCATATTCGAGGATGTGCTCCAGCTTGGTACGATTAATCATGATTTATCTCCCTTAAGCATGGCAGCGCGGCAGGCATCCTCTACGCCCTTAACTGCATCTGCGCAGTAGTTATAGCGATTGCATTCCACTAACTTCTGCTTGAGGTTTTCAATTGCTTGCGCGACATCAGCCTGTATTACCGGAACTGGCGGAGTGGTATATAGTTTTCGGCATTTGTTTATCCAACCGGCATGGTCAGGCGTGTCTGTAAAGCGCAAATCGTTTTCGTAGCCCTCACGACTACGTTCTTTCCATTCCGTCCACGGAACACCGCTATTCCAAGTGGGGCGAGTGCAGGACTGATACAGAACAGGTTCAGCTTCCAGCGCTGCCAGAGCAATCCGTGCCAGTTCTTCCGCTTCTTCTGCTGGCAGTACAACGTTGCTACCAGGTCCGTATGTTTCGCGCCACTGCTTGATTGTCAGCAGTCGCTCTTTGGTAATAGTGGTCATTTGTTAATCCTCAAAACTTTATGCCCGGGCGCAAAAGCACGCGTTTTGTCTTTGCTTATTCGCCAGCCATCCTTGCGCGCCTCTTTTGCACAGCCAGCCCATGACGTACCTATATACTCACCGAAGTCTGGCGACTTATATTTGCCATCTGTACACTGGAGGCAATCACAATAGAGATGCATGGTGTAACTTGCAGCAATAGCCATATCACTCTCCTTTAGTGCGCAAGTGGTTTTTCCAGCGGTTTTGCTCCGCGCTGGGCTTTTTGCAAAAACCACAATCCATCATCCCGTAATATTTCATCAACCCCATCCGTCGGTTGCTGAGTCTCACCCACTGCCAGACGCCAGGAGCGTTTCTACGAACTAACAGAATCTTTGCTTTACGGTTTTTCATCGTTTTGCTCTCCTGCATCTCTTTGCTGCTCGTCGTGCCGCTGCAATACCGGTATGGCGGCGCTTTGGTGTCGGGATGATGTTCTTTGCAATTAGCGCAGAAGCCCAAAAACGAGTCGGATACGGTAACAAGCCGATACATGCCACACGCATTACTCACCTCCTTTGATGCGAATGCCAGCGGCGCGCTCGGCTTCACTTTGTTCCCAAAACCACTTGTGAAGCGCCATAAGCTTTTCGTCAATCGGTGCATATTTGCGATTAAAGTAGGCCTGAGCATCTTTCTCAGATTCGTCCGGTAATTCGCCAGGGCCAAACAGTGTGTTATAAATCCATGCTAGTCCGCTCTTAGCGTCGCCAGTTGCCTGCCATTCGATAATGGCAGCCTGCATGACCAGAATGTTTTTCCCGATTAATAGGTCCAGTTCTTTGTACCGGTTGCGGATGTATGCATTCTCGCTTTGTAATTTTGCGTTGCGCTTTTCTGAGGCTTCAAGTAACGCCTGCTTATCGCGTAGAGCTTCTTCCAGTTCAGCAACATGGCATTCACTATCAATAAGGTTGTTCTCTGCTGCTTCAAGCTCAACACGCAGCTTCCCAACCGTAAGCGCAATCTCCTCGTTCTCCTGGTCGCGGCGTTTGATGTATTGCTGGTTTCTTTCCTGTTCATCCAGCAGTGCCAGCACGGTAGCCGGGTTAGCCTCTGCTATGAATTCAGCGTTTGCATAAGCCTGATCATCTGATTCAATCAGGCAGTTAACATGACATTCCGCAATCACGCCACCGGGTTCTCCTTTCCATTTTTGGCAAACAAAAACTCCTGTTAAATTGCCGTGCTGGTTAACAGATGTATGCCCTACGATGTAGCTTCCTTTAGTTGCTTTCTCTGCCTTTTCACGCAGTGCCTGATAATTAATTTCGCTCACTTCGAACCTCTCTGTTTACTGATAAGCTCCAGATCCTCCTGGCAACTTGCACAAGTCCGACACCCCTGAACTGCCAGGCGTCGCCGCTCATCTATCGGATCGCCACACTCGCAACAATGAGTAGCAGATGGGGCATTACAATCGGATTTGTATTTTTGCAGGGAGAAATTGCGCTGCAATTCTTCGATTTCAGCGGCGTTGTCGATGATATCTGCCATTTTCCTTTCCTTCAGGCATGAAAAAAGGAGCCGAAGCTCCTTTGGTTTTATAATTCGAATTGCCTTGCCCGCAGGCTTTTCAGCATTGGCATGGCCCGCTGGATAACGGAACTTGACATGTCGAGACGTGTTACCTCCCTCAGTAGCGCGTCTCTGTTTTTCGTCACCGCATAGAAGGTTTCAAACGCAATGTCATACAGTTTACTCGCGTATGATGAGTTAAGTTCCTTCAATATCGGGTACAGACGTTTGCAGATGTCCTGCGCATTCTCCATCTGTACCTGCATATAGCAAAGGAGGATGATTTCTTCGTCTGTGAATTGCTGCGCTGGTTGCATGCTGCGAAGTTTTTTCTCGCACTCGATGAAGTATCGGCGTATCTGACGGCCTTTTTCGTTACGTTCAACCATCGCCAGTTCTTTGGCTGTGTCGAGAGTTAGGTGGTAGTCCTTGCGGTTGTGACCGCCTCTACCAGATGTTTGCTTTCCCAAATTGGAAAGCAAAATATAGTCTTGATTTTCAATGAATTCGTATTCTGAAATGCGATTTGTAATCCATGCCGCAAACACCTTTTTCACGCCTAAAAAAGCATGCAGATCGCGGGCATTGCAGAGTAGGGCTATTTCGTTGTCGATAGTGCCGTTGAATACGGGGATGAGTTGACTGGTCATGATGACCTCCTTATTTGTTTAGTTTATAACCGCCAGTTAGTAGCTGGCGGTCGGGTGTCAACTGAGCCAAATAAGAAGCTCTGGGCATATTCCCCTTGCGGGTGTTGTATTACGCCTCTCCACCCGACCTTTGTACGGATGTAACTATGCCAAATTGCAGGCATAAAAAAGCCGCAAAGCTATCGGGTGCGGAGACCGCTTATTTGTTCAGTGCGATCAGTATGCGATAGCTCTGGCGGATTTGTCAAACTATGAGAATATTGATGAACGAGTGACGGTATATACCCCACCCAGACAATTAACGTAAATTCACATCGTAAACTTGCGTTAATTGTCTGAAATATCAAGTTAAATCCCCTTAAATCTTTGGGGCACTATTGGGGCAAAATGTGGTTGTTTGGGGCATATTTGGGGCAAAAAAGAACGTATAAAGAACGGTGTAAAATCGATTTCTTCATGGTTAAAATGAGGTCTAACATATTGAAAAGTATATGCTCTTGGACGATCTTCGGTAATTCTGTGTTTTTAATGCTTCATGGAATGGACATGGTAGTAGGTTGCTCATGAATGCACTCCCTTGCGAAGTTGGTCTGCACAATGCAGCAGGGCGTCCGTCGCATATTTAAGCCTCACTAGCTCACCATCATCCATTCCCGCGAGATTCGCGTGTTTAACGAACGCCGAGCAAAGGTCATTAAACGCCTGCGCCCGTACTTCAGCCAGAAAAGCATCGGTGGCTGGCATATTTCCTGTTGCCTTCATGGCCTCCAAAATAACCAGAACGCCATCTCGCCCAACCACCTCAGCGATAACCTCGGTGTTGTCGCCAACAACATCGCATAATGCCTGAACTGCCTTACGAGCCAGCTCATTCTCCGCCGCAAGCGCCGAAAACTTCTCGTGTGCCAACTTAACAGCCGAATCAGCCTGCTTAATTGACTCAATCGCTTTCTGCTGGTCTTCGGACAGAGCCGAAATCTTGGCCTCCGCTTCAGCAAATTTACGCACAAGATATTCAGCGTTTGTTTCGTTAACCTTTAAATCACATGGGATGCATTTACCTTTCAGAAATCCATCCATCTCAATTAGTGTCATTTGTTTCATTTCTTCCCACTCCGCCACATCGCATTCAGATATTTGTTATCATTAACAGAGCAGAAACTCTTTCGCTTAAGCAATTCCTCTCTCGATGGCATTGGCTTTACGCGTTGGCGAATAATCATTTCTGCCGGAAGAATGCCGGGATTGTATGCAAGTCCTCTCATGGTAAATTCCTCAGTTATTACTGATAGCGCCATAGCGTGAGCGGTAATTACGCAGGCGCGGGTCGATATATTCAGGGAATTTGTCTATTGTCGCTTTTCGCAACGGTCTCATTGCTGTTTCGTTTGTTCGGTCCTTCTCCTGTTTTAGCGCGAGTTGTATATCGCGTCGGTACATCCGTTCTGCTTTTGTTTCTGGTGTCAGAGCAAGAAACGCGTCGAAATTGTTTTTGATATTTCCCAGCACCTCCGCCTTGGAGCTACCGGAGCAGTTGCGCGGGTCATCCGCACCATACAGAGGCGCTGGCATAATGGGAGCCTTATTTTCAGTAATCAGAAAGGAGGGTAATCGTTCTGGCTGTAACCATAATCATCTGCATGATTATGGCTTACGTTTTTAGAGCGATTGTCTTTATCTTTGAGGCTGGCAACCATGTTGGCGATAGTTTCTGGTTGCTTGCCTTCTGCCTTTTCTTTAAGGGTTTGACCTGTTTGTGCAATAAACGGGATGCGTATTTCCATCTGGTAGCTGTCTGCGCCAGTCTTTTTGTTTGTGGTTAATACTTTCTGGAGCACTAACCCGATTTTCTTTCCATGAAATTCAGGTGCAACAAATTTACTGGCGGAAACCATATGTTGCGTTAATTGTCCAATCCCGGCACACCCCATCATGGCGTGAACGACATTTGCGCCAAATTTGTTTTCCGTGCCGTCATTTTTCTGAACACAGACGCTAAGATACTGGATTTTACGTCCGTCGTCGGATTCTCCAGAAAACTCAATAAATTTGGCTCCTTTTTCTGATTGCTTGAGTTCTGCTTCAGTAATGGTAATTATGTAAGCGCCAGTTTCGTTAATAAAACCACCTTGCCCTGCGGTCAGTGTTGCTTCTTCGTTATAAGTAAAAATTACGTTGCTCATGCGGCGTTTTCCTTAATTTGATGAACATTATTGATGCCGTAGTAATCACAAACAGTGGCATCGACGAAAGAGAGATCGTTATCAATCTCATTGGAATCAAACATTCCCATTGGGGATTTAACAGTGTCTGCACCGTTGTTTTTCGTGGTGAAAAAGAACTGGTCATCGCGGGTAAGAGTGCGAAGAACTATAGTAAACATGCCTTCGACAGTGATTTTCTCGTCCAGCATTTTGCCGATAGTCTTCATTTTCACGCGCCCCATAGGGGTTTCTTCGGTGTGCGCAAGAAAATAGACTCTCAGGTCATCAGGCGCATCCTGTGCAGCCTTAATGACCTCCCATGCGTGGCGGCCTATCTCAGTAAATTTATCAAACGATTTTTCTTCTGAGCGGCGCATAAACTCATTGCTCATCACATACTGGAAGTCATCAACAATAACGATTCTTTTTCCGTATTCGTGAGCACGCTTAATTACAGCAACTATTACGTCCCATTTGTCAGTGGTAACTACGGTTCCTTTTTTTGCTCTGGCATCCCATGCAAGCCAGTTTTTTGATTTAAATGGTAGCGGCTTGCCTATTGGTTTTATAAGTATTGCTTCCTCTGGATTGATATTTCTCATGCTGGTTGATTTTCCGGTGCCAGACTCACCGAGTATTAATATCGCAGTTCCCATAATTCACCTCAGAATGGTAATTCGGATGGGGAGGAAAGAAATTCGCGCTCATTCATGCGCTCTCTTTGTGCCTGCCATAAGCAAAGTTGTTTCTTTGATTTATCTCCCGCTTTACGCCAGTAACGAGCCTCAGCAATGTGATACTCTCTTTTTAATCGACTTAACTCTGGGGTTTTCGCCAGTTCTACCGGAATCATTTTGACCTCCATTTTCTGTAGGCTTCTACGGCTTCACGAAACATCTTTTCATCGCCAATAAAAGTGGCGATAGTGAATTTAGTCTGGATAGCCATAAGTGTTTTATCCATTTTTGGGAACTCCTGGCTGATTAAGTACGTCGATGAGTCGCTTCCATCCGTCACGTAATTTACGGGTGATTCGTTCAAGTAAAGATTCGGAAGGGCAGCCAGCAACAGGCCACCCTGCAATGGCATATTGCATGGTGTGCTCCTTATTTATACATAACGAAAAACGCCTCGAGTGAAGCGTTATTGGTATGCATATAAAAAGGCCCTCACGCACTGGAGGGCAAAGAAGATTTCCAATAATCAGAACAAGTCGGCTCCTGTTTAGTTACGAGCGACATTGCTCCGTGTATTCACTCGTTGGAATGAATACACAGTGCTTATTCGTACTAATAAAATACCCAATTTTCTGTTTCTTGGTTGTGTCCAAAGTTATATTCAATATCTGGTGTTGATGTATCAATATTTTTCATCCCATCAACAAGAGTTGATACAACAGCCAAATCTTGTTTTATTCTCATTAAATGGTATTTCTTCCGGCGCAATAAACTTTCAATAGCAAGTTTCTTCGTTGGGAATGCAAAAGATCTTTCTGCATTTTTTGCTACTTTCTTAATTGCATATCTATTTCTCCTTTGTTTCCATTCCTGTAACCACTGATTTGGTGCTGGTTTAAAATTAACAATCCAATGCGCAGGAACCAACCATGCATAATGCTCTGTCTGATGAAAAGCTATATATTGAAGTGCGAATATTTTTATCCCATCTTCTTCAACTGTCGCCTGGAATCTCCAGAAAACAGGCATTCCATCATGTTCAGTTTCTGATTCAGGAAAAGGTACGCTCCATGATTTTGTCATATCTCACCTCAAATAAGTGGTTTGCTGCCTAATTTCATTTTCTGGCGACCAACACAAGTCACACCCATTTCACTGCGTG